TTCACCATTACTATCCGGAACCAAATCAAAAGGTTTAAAATTTAAACTACTTAAATCAATATTAGCTTTAAATTCTAAATCAGTTTTTGGGTCGGTTAAGGTAACACTATATTCTGAACCAAATGCGGTATTTCTAAGAAAAATCAAAACAGTTTGTTTATCTTCTTCAGTCATATCTTCGATTGGAAAATCTCTGTCCAAAATTTTTCTTTTTAATAGTTCAGTAACAATTGAATTTGTTTGAATTAAATTTGGTGCCGCTAAAATATTTTCATCCGCAGCCGTCAAATAAGAAACCTTTAGTGATTTTTTATTATTTGGGTAAAAAATACCTCTTGAAGGTAATTCCACGACATCATATGCAATCGTGGGGTCAATTCTATATTCTTCCATAAATTTGTTTTATTTATAACTATATCAATTTACGAAACTTCAATATAAAAGTAAAGGTCTTCCATATGGAAGACCCTTAATAATATAAATAGACATTTGTATTTTGGTAAAAAACTTAAAATACTGATAATAAAATTAGTAAACTTGAATACATCTATCCATACGTAAAGACGCTGTGATAGTTGCAATATCATCTCTTGAATAATCAAGTTCGTTGAAGTTCAAGTCAGTTAAGAATGTACCTTGAAGAATCCATTTCTCAACAACAACACCCGTTGGGTCTAACATTTCCAATTCAATGTCTTTCTTATAACCAGCAGCGTAACCCATACGACCTGTTACAGACTCCGCATGTAAACGGAACCATTCCATCAACGCTTGTGACGCTGAAGGTCCAATTGGGTCTTTAAATGTTACTCTTAGTTCATTCCATTCGAATCTACCAGCAACATAAGTTGATGTATTGATGAATGGTATTGCTACTGAATTGATTTTTGCACTTGGTCTAGCCGTTGATGCCACATACCATTCGTTGATACCCAATGAAGAAGGGAATCTAAGTATGAAACGGTTAACTCTTTTCGGTTCGTATGGAACCGGCATTTTCATTAATAAATCTGCCATGTCTATATTTTGTTTTTAATTTTTTTTTATTTACCTTACCTATAAATATACAACTATTGAAAAATAATTTTTTTTTACGAAATACTTGATTATGTCAAAAAAATTTCGTATTTTTTCCTATACTAGTATCCAGTACTAGAAATAAATTAACTAGATTATTAAAACTAGTTAAAAGATTACTAGATAATAAAATACTAGTTCTAGTATACTGGAGCATAAATACTGGGTAATATAATTTTATTTTTTTTATACTTTTTTTGTTTCTTGTGGAACATATAAGTTGGGAAGGTTTTTACACCTTCCCTTTTTATTTTATTTTATTAAATATTATCAAACGAAGCCCCTGTTGGTGTAATAATGAATTCAACATCAATAAATTCAAGTGAACGAGTAGGTTTAATAAAGATTTTACCTCTCAATGTATTTGCATCTATATCAGCTGGGTCACTAGAAACCGTTACACGGAAATCAAATAATCCTCTTTCTCTCTTAATTGCGTCTAATATTGGATTTACTAATCTCAAGAACTCATTACGAACTTGTTCGTCATTTTGTTCAAATATCAATCTAACTGCAACTGCTGAAATTAATTTTCTTGCTCTTAATAACAATCTTCTTACGTTAATTCTATCAAGTGCTGATTCTCTTACTTGAAGTGTTTTGTTACCCCAAATAATTGTACCAGTATCAGAGAATGTTGCAATTGGGTTAATTCTGTTTTTATAAAGTTCATCTCTTTCATCAAGTGTTAATTTCTTAACTGCTTTAATTGAATTAACCAAACCTCTTGAATAACCAGCGACTGCGAACCATGGGAATGATACGTTATCTGTTAACGCTATATTTCTTACTACCTCACCTGTTGGTGGAATGTAAAGTTGAGTTGCGTTATCCACATCTCTAATTTGAATCCAAGGGAAGTAAGTAGCCGAATAGTTTGTATCCATTGCCACACCATCTAAAGCTCCAACCACCTCATCAACTGTACTGTAGTTTGGTGAACCAATTACATAAAGTGAATCCGCTCTATCTTGTTCAACCATATCAATTGCGTAAGAAGTTAATGAACTATGGTCATAGAAATTAATACCCGGTGTTGCGAATATGTTGATATCAACAGCTTCAGGGTTACCAAAAGTATCAATACCTTTAATGTATGAATAGTAGTCAGAGTTTGGACTTGTTGCTACTGTACTGAACACACCACCATTAGCTGTGTTACCTGAAACATAAGTTTTCTTACCGAAGATATAACTATCTCCATAGGTTCTTACATTTCTATAGATATCCCAACCATCAAATCCACCACATAATGCTAATGTAAATTTACGGTTGTTGATATTTGTTAAGAAATTATCTGCTCCTGTTTGTCCTTCTAAATCGTATGGTGTTGTTAGATATGTTGTACCTGTAATTGTTGATGCGTTTGTTGATAAGTGGAAACCTTTAGTTGTATCTGTTGCCGCCTTACCTTTGTATTTTAACAAATCATCATCATAACCTGATTGAGTTGAGAAACCTAAACATACTTTTCTAATTGTGTCACCTGAAGTTGTAATTGGTGAACCATCAGAATTGTATCCCGTTACATCACCAGCAATATAGTACTCCGTTTTGTACATAACAGAACCTACAGTACTACCACCAAAGTTTGAGTTATTCACAAAACCTTTGAATCCTGAAGGGTAAGCATCTGTTGGGTGATTACTAGCCATATTCAACATGATGTATTTTGAATTCAATTCATATTCACCATCTGATGTACCAACTTTCTTAGCGATATAACCCGGAACATCCGGATTCATTGAACATCTTGTAAATTTCTCAAGAACAACCATATTGTCATCAGTATCGTAGTATTCACGAACTAAAAGGTCAAATTCATATGTATCAATATCAATGTTCATGACCATAATTTTAAGTTGTGTGTTAGCACCCTCACCGTCAGAAATTGTAATTACTTCAAATAAATCTGCAACGTTACCACCTCTAACTTCAGAAACAACAGTCGGTGACATTGGAGTATCCCATTCTGTTAAGAAGTTATTGTTTTCTGTATTATATACCTCAGTTAAACTGATACCTCTAATATAACCTTGTTGAAACGCTTTTAATAAATAATTTGGGTAAGATTCATAAACATAAATCGGAATATCAGTTTTTGATTTATCATACACACTATTACCTAAAACTTTTGTAACATATTTTGATGATGACGTATCTAAACTACAAGTAAATGTTTTAGCTCCACTTGTTGAACCTGTTACATTAAGTGTAAATTCAGCTAATGGATTAACCACTAAATCTGAACCAGAAATATTAAAGTTAGAGTTCGCAGTAACTTCCAAATTTAAAGTTTGACCAGCGTATGAACCTCTTGACCTGAAAGCAACAACAACTTGACCATCATAATCACTATATGTAGTTGCATTATATGTGTATTCTGTAACATTGAATCTACTTGTTCCACTATTATAAACGAATAGGTATGAGTAAACTTCATCACCCGCCGTATTAACTAATGTATTGTACCACTCTTTTGAGTTGTAATTATTTGCATTGTCCAAACCTGTCAATGGTGAGATAACCTCAGTACCAGTTAAACCTGATGTTCCTGAAAACGGTACATTACCCAAAACAAACCAATCGTTATTATTACTTGAAGTGTTACCACTAAAGTTTGTAACAATGTAGTCAGTAATTGTGTTACCATCATAAGCTTTCTTATCTGATAAGAAAGTGTAGAAAGTACTACCTGTAATACCTGTTGTTGATGGAATTGTTGTTCCTGATGTGGTTCCACTTAATGAACCAACCTCAACACCACCGATTGTTTGAATCGCGAATGTTTTAACTGGTTTATATCCTGTTAAACCAAGAATTCTTGTTACGAATAATTGATTAGATTCTTGAAGGTATGCTTTTGCAACATAAGGTAGTTCATATTTTGGATTGTTATTACCATCTTTTTCAGGTGATGTACCTCCAAAATATAATTTGAACGCATCGAAATCTGTTATTAAAATTGGTTCGAAAGCGGGACCTCTTAAAGTTTCACCCACTAACCCCAATGTACTCACCCCAACACTTTGTGCTACGAATGATAAATCTTTTTCCGATGTGTACACACCTGGAGACACAAATACTCTATTTGAATTTGCCATTTTTTTCTTGTTTGGTTAATTTATTTTATTACTTTTCTATAAATATCTTTGTTTTTAGCAAAGATTTACTTGATTTTTTGAAAAAATATACTTATAGACACTAATTTATCTTTTAGTGTCAATATTTATCTTTATCATGGAAAATACCACCAAAAACATCAAGGTTAGTGAGAAACATCACAAGATGTTAAAAGAATATTGCGATAAAAAAGGATTAAAAATTTATAAAATTGTTCAGAAGTGGATTGATGAAACTTGTAAAGAAGATAAATCCATTGAAATACCAAAGAAAAAAGATATCTACGGAGATTAATTTTTAAGGACTACTTGGAGTTGGGGTAATAGTTGGAGTTGGGGTAATAGTTAGTGTTGGGGTAATAGTTGGTGTTGGGGTTGGAATATGTTGAAATATAGATGTGTTAGTCGTGTTAAAATCAAAATTACTTCTACCTATTGTGTTGACCGTTAATCCACTAAAAGTATTTGTTAGATTTAAATTTGAATAAACACCATCAACCGTATATTCAGTAGTTCCTGAAATTTGTTTAGGTTCTATAAATAATTTAACCGGTATTGTTACTGTACCACCGGTTGTGAGACCTAATATATCGTCAAATGTAATCTCAACTGTTTTATCAACTTTACGTGATGCTACTACAGAATATTGTGAAACAATTGAACCCCTCGAATATGAACTTGTTATTGATAAATTAATTTCGGGTCTTGGGGTACTACTTGACCTTAAATCAGTCTCCACCATAGTTAAAATTCTATTGATTGCCGGTTTAACTTCAAACTCCTCTTCATCAATTAGGAATCCTAACATTGTAAAGGTGTAATTTTGGATGTAAAACCTTCTACCATCCAAAGTATCCATTGGAGTATTATCTTCGATTCTATCCAATACTATGGGTATGTAATGACCTTTTACGGACGTATATGATTGGCGAGATGAGAATTTTTGTAAAACAACCTTATTAAATTTGTTTATGTCTCTAAATTTTGTACAAACAATTGTTACATCAAAAGTGATGTCTACTGCAATTGGTTGTGGTATTTTGTAAATGTCAGCACCGAGTTGATTACCGTCCCATGTTGGAACACTAGCGTAAAAAAATTCTCTTCTATCAGGAATTGTTCTTTGTACTGCGGGATTTGTTCCAAATTGAACATCGGGTTTTCTAACTATGGCAACAAATGGTAATTTAATATTACCATCATCATCCGAAAATGTCCAATTATTTGTAAATTCACCCCATCTTTGTATTGTTAATATTTTAGGGATAATAGGGATTTGATTACCGTCAGATACAACTTTGAAGTTTTCTTTAACAAAATCAAGCATACCCAAATCAAGGTCATCGTGCAAAACAGAATCGGGTAAATAGGTGTCAGATTTTGTTATTCTTTCCAATAACTCTTTTCTTCTACCAATGATAGAACCCTCCTCATTTTCGATTTTACCGTAAACTTGTATATTATTTTTTCTTTTAGGTAATCCCATAATTAAATTCCTCTAAATTCTGTTTCTTGTGCCGGAACACAAAGTATTGTTCTATAGAATGGTTTATAACCAAACATATTGTGTTTATTATCTGCGGTTAGTTTACCATCATTTGAAACTGTATAATATCTTATTTTCTCTTCAGATTCAGGATAACCAATGTAATCACCATATCTAATATCTATTTTTAATTCTTCTAAATGGTTTAGGTAAACCGATATTGTCATATTACCAGGTTCCAAATATCTATTTAAACCTTTGGTATAACTGTTATTTTTTGATTCCTCAACTTTAACCAATCCGAAAAATTCAACAGGAGGTAAAAATTTAATATCATCTTTACCCACTTCACCATAGACTTCATCGGTATCGGTTTTTTGTCTATCAACCCTAAATAATACCAATTTCATACCTAAATCACCGTGTAAGTATTCCTCACCCATTCTAACATTTAAATCAAAGTCGTCTTGGGAGAAAAATTTACTTATTCTCGTAATTGGTAATTTATTATTCATACCAATAAATAGTTCCATTTTTGATTCTATTTCGTTATATTTAGGAATATATGCAAAGTACCATACCTGAAATAGAGGCGAGGGACATATTAGCAAACTATGAGGGTTTTAATAATCAGTTATTAGAATTCAAAAAAAAGTTTTTAGAAGTTAAGAATTTTAAGTTAACTCGTCCACAAGCTGAATACGTGATTAAGTACCATGAGGTAATACCTCGTGTTGCAAAAAAGTATATCAACGTTGCATCAAATTTTGGTGAAAAATTAATGGAGGATAAACATCTTCCAAAAGTACCGGAAAAAGTATGGTGTGAAAAATTATTATGTGAGAGTGATAAGGCATATCATATTTGGGGTAGAGTAACCGATAGTGAAAAAAATTACACAATGTGGATACCCAAATCATCCATAATTCAAGAAGAAAAAAAATTAAATAGAGAAGTTGATTATTCTCCATATTCAAAGAGACCACCAATGGAACACCAAAAAGTGGCCATTGAAAAATTATTAGCGAACGATAGATATATCCTTGCTGATGATATGGGTCTTGGTAAAACAACATCCGCAATCATTGCATCCATGGAAAGTGGAGCAAAGAAGGTTCTTATTATTTGTCCCGCTTCTTTAAAGATTAACTGGCAAAGAGAGATTGAAAACTATTCTGATAAAAAAACATTAATAGTTGAAGGTAAAAAATGGGGTTCGACTTTTGATTATTACATTATAAATTACGATATAATTAAAAATTACCATTCAATGGAATCAGTTGCATTGGGTGAAGAAATCCGTCAACCGATACTTAAAGAAAAATTTGATTTAGTTATTATTGATGAGGCTCATTATATTTCAAACCCAACCGCACAAAGAACTAAATTAATTAATGATATTGTTGATAAAATACCCAAGGTTTGGTTATTAACGGGGACACCGATGACATCGAGACCGATAAACTATTACAACATTCTTAAAATTGTTCAATCACCTATTGCGTTAAATTGGCAGACATATGTAAAAAGATACTGTGGAGGATATCAATTTACTGTTAATGGTAAAAAGATTTGGAATACGGGTGGAGCCACTAATTTAGATGAACTAAGAGACAGAACTAAAAACCTTGTTCTTAGAAGAATGAAAACGGACATATTAGATTTACCTGATAAAATCATTACTCCAATATTTTTAGATTTAAAAAGTACCTTCTATGATGAAGAATTGGAAGACTTCATGAGGATTACTAATGACAATAAAAATAAAGAATCAATAAGTATAACCATTAATCGTCTAATGAAGGTTAGACAGGTTATCGCATATGAAAAAGTGGAGTACACTTCAGAAATTATTGATAGATGTTTAGAACAAGGTAAAAAGGTTATTGTATTTACAAACTTCACAATGACCCTTGATATGTTACATGAAAAATACAAAAAGAATTCGGTTGTTCTTGACGGTAGAATGTCAAAAGAAAAAAGACAACAGAGTGTTGATAGATTTCAGAATGAAGATAAAATAAAGATTTTTATTTCAAACATTATTGCTGGTGGTGTTGGGATTACATTAACCGCAGCTGAAGTTGTAATTATGAACGACTTATCGTTTGTTCCTGCTCATCATAGTCAAGCAGAAGATAGAGCGTTTAGATATGGACAAAAGAAAAATGTAATAGTTTACTATCCGATATTTGAAAACACAATGGAGAAAATTGTATATAACATCTTAAATAAGAAGAAGAATATTATTGACCAAGTAATGGGTGACGGTGATTTTTCAGAGAGTTTCGCAACGTCACTACTTAAAGAGTTGGTTTAATTCCTCAAGTTTTTGGTTAATTAACTTTTTTAAATTTTTATCTTTTTCATTTACAATATTAACCGTTATTTTTCTTTCAGGTTCTATTGAAAATTTAATAAAGTTTTCTTCACCTTCTTTTTGATATACAAATTCCATATTGTTTTTTGAAGACAATATTAAAATTTCGTTTAATTTATTGGGTATAAAATTTTTCATTAACTTTTAAGGTTATTGGAAAGAACACTCCATCTTTAGTCCATTCCATTTCATATTTATTATTCTTTAATATAAGAATTCTATAATCTTCACAAACAAAAACGTATAAATCACATTTAGATGTTTGACTTAGTGCTGAATTAACCAAATAACCACCATTAACTGATGTTAAGTCACACGTACCTTTTATTTGGTGTTTTAGTACTTTATCATCACCATGTTTTGTCCAAACATCAATACCCTTTTTTCTATCATCATAATTACCAAGACCACCTAATGCTTTAACCTCAACAATATCATCAAAGAAATCATATATGTTATCAACATAGAATTTTTGGGTTTCGTCTCCTCTTGACATTGTATTTGAACACATATTAATTAAAATGTCAAATATCTCACTACCGGGTAAAAATATTTTATTTTTATAGTTATCAATTAAAATTAATAATTTATTTATTCTACGTAGTGTTTCTTTTTCATCTTTTAATGTCTCATCATCAATAATTATTGGGTTTCTATATGAAAAAGTTTCACCCGATATTTCAATATCTTCAATACCTTTTTTTCTATATAATCTTAAAATTGATAAATTACATCTATTAAACAATACCTCTTGGCAAGAATAGTTTGTATCAAATACATTTTGAATTCCCCAATTACCATCTTTATCTAACACACCAAAATCCTCATCTGATGATTGTGGGTTTTGACCCCACAAACCTAATGGAGTATATAATTCCTCTAACATCCTATTAATTTCCCTTGAAATCCTTAATTTTAAAGTATTATTTCTTTGTATTTGCATCATAATCTCCCTTGTTACTGATGTTTTACACAATGGGTCTATGGTAATATTTTTTAGTCTTTCTCTTATGTCTACTTTAATATCCATCATAAACTAAAATATACAGATATTTATTTATAAAAACAAATATGTCAGCTACTATTATAACAAACCCACAAAAACAAAAATTATATACTCAGGTTTTTCATTTATTAGGACTACCCGTTAGAGGTATTGAATTAACTGAAGAACAGATGGATACATTTTTGGAATTGTCTTTATCGGAGTATGAACAATATGTGAGTGATTGGTTAATTGAATCACAATGGTCATCGTTAATTGGTATTGATGTTGATACTCAGTCATTAACAAGAGCGTTTACAACAAGAAGTTTGGATTATGAAACACAATACTCACATGCATATTCAAAAATAGTTGGTTTACAAACGGGCGGTAATAGTGAACTAAAAAAGGATTATTTTGAATTATCGGCAAATACACAAACTTACGTTATACCGGCTGGTAGAGAAATAAATGAACTTCTATGGTTTTCAAGAGCCGAGTTAACCGATTCAATAGTTGACCCATTTTTGGGTGGTTTTGGAGGATTGGGTGGTGTTGCGTTTGGTGGTGTGGGTGGATTCGCTCAACAAGGAACGGCGGGTTCATTTTTTATGATGCCGGCTTTTGACCTTTTATTAAGGATGGGTGATAGAAATATGAAGAATAGGTTAATTGGTGGTGATTTAACATATAGAATTACCGCAGGACCAAATAGTACTAAGGTAATTCACTTATATAATGTACCGGGCGGTAAATTTGATTTTGGTTCAATACGAAATAATAGAAGTCAGGTTTGGTATTGGTATTATGATACCATGGATAGAGATACATGTTTAGATAAAAATAAAGATATAATTAAATTACCTTCAGATGTTGAAACCGAACAATTAGTTTGGGATGACCTAAATAAACCAGCACAAAACTGGGTTAGAAAATATCTCATTGCATATTCTAAAGAAGGTTTAGGAAGAATTTGGGGTAAATTCTCGGGTGATTTACAAGTTCCCGATAGTCAAGTTAAATTGGATTACTCATCATTACTTACAGAAGGTAAAGATGAAAAATTAAAATTGGTTGAAGAATTAATGTTAAGATTAGAAAGACTCCGCCCCGATAAAGTTCTCGAAAGAAAAGGTATGGAGGCGGAGAATCTCAATAAAGCTTTAAAGTACAGACCGATGCAATCACCGTATAATGTAATCTAATTACATTTCAATCGCGTGATAAGCGTAATCGACATTATCTGTTTTGATTATTTCATCTTCATTACTGATAGTACTTTTTTCTTGTGATAACAATACTTTACGGTTGTAATCAACCCAATTTTTATCAACTAATTCGATACTATTATCAACGTACATAAAGAATGGGTCTCTTTTAATTTTATTCCAAAATATAACTTCACTATCCGATAGTGTCATTACCTCATCATATTTATCCTGACCATCTTCACTTATTGGAAACCCATTAACTAATTCACATTGTTTACTTGTAAAGTACTGTCTATCTTCTGGTTTTTCAACTAAAATATCATTACGAATTTCGGGACTAAACACAACCAATAAAGGTTCAATACGTTTATTAAAATTACTCAAATATCTTGGTACGTTATAATCACCAGTCATATTGGGATTTTCATTTAATTCTTTTTCAGAAATCATATAACAACTAATCTCTAAATAATTGTTTGGCATTGATTTACCATGTGTATTATAATATTCCTCTTGTTGTTTTTTTGTTGGTTTACTTATTTTCTGAACATCCCCTGAAGACTTCTTAGTTCCGTTATTAATATAATAGATTGTTTCACCAAGACCTGCATTATAGTTATTTTGTAAAATCAATTCCATGTGGGCTTGTCTTGACATTAATGACCCAGCTTTCGTTACTTTCTGTATATGTTTCTTATAATCCTCAACAGATTGTTTAACACGAGATTTGTTTGCAATTTTCGATAATGGAATCTGTTTATTATAAATCTTCTCAACATATTGGAAATACAATTCAACAAATGATATACCGTCACCATTTAATAGGTATTTAAATCCTTCGTCCAAGAATTCAACAATATATTGTTGTAGTTTTTTAGACTTAATAGTATTACCCGTTAATTTGATTTTTTCTTTTCCTTTCTTCATCAATTTAATGATGTAGTTTTTTCTTGATACATTAATACAAGCCGGTGCGGTATAATCAATATCAAGACCCATTTCATTTCTCATGAATATGTCATTGAATTCTGCGGTATCCGCTTCAATTCCTCTATATTCTTTACCTGTTATAACCAATTCATTGTACCCCTTACCAACATAAACAGTATCGTTTATATTATCAGGAGTCTCAAAATTCACACCGTCCGTATCCATTACAAGTGGTTTATAACCTTTCTTTTCAAAGAACATAATCATCATACGAAGACATTGACGACCAATACATGTAATGGTTTCACCTGAATCCATTTCACCCCACGGAAATACGTGTGGTGCAGACAATGAACCAAAATAAGCGTTGATAAAGATTTTAATTGGTAATTGTTTACGGTCGTACATTTCCGCCTGAACTGGGTCACTATCTTTTAGTTCACCAGCCAAATGTTTATATTTTATACGAATGTTACGGAAATACTTCAACATCGATTTCTGTACACCCATGATATCACAATCGGGGAAAATATCATACACTAACTGTATCGATGGATAAAGTGACGAATAGTCAAACTTAACAATGTTCTTAGCATAACCCACAGTTAATAAACGAGATAAACCACCTGTGAATGGTCGTTTAGAGTCTTTTGCGGGAACGGCTAAATTGTTTTCATATGACCAAGCTAACATGATAATTTTCCATAAAGTAGCCGTACCCATTGTTGCAATTCTCTCATATGTTGTTGGTACAAGTTTTGAAATCAAAAATGTCGATTGACTAAAAGAATCATCAACAATCATAGTTTCATACAAGTCATCATCAAGATATTGTTCAACAATTTTACTACCCGACCATATTTCAAATTTACCAGGATATTTCTCTAATAAATTATCAGTTCCCGGTTCACCAATCTTCTTGTAGTTACCTGTTTTTGGGTTTACATAATATAATTCATTATCCAAATATATTTTTGAAATCCATGCACCGTCCACATAAACACGATTAGGTTTTTCTTTTTCTAAGTACTTGGTGATATATTTCAAACCCCAAGATTTAATTTCGGAATTAATTGCTTGAGCTCTACGAACAGAATGGGCAATATCTATAATATTGAATCCCCATATATTGTGTTGAATGTATTCTTCTTGCTCGTTTGCAAGTTTCAACATACCTTTCTTCTCTCTAATTCCTTGTTTTGTAAATATTTGAGTTAATTCCTTAGTATTAACACCCAATATTTCTGCTCGCTTTAAGATAAACGGCCAATCAAAAAATGCGGAGTTATAACCACCAATAATTGTTGGTTTCTTTTCTTTTATTATGTTGAAGAATTCCTCGATACATTTCTTTTCACCGTCCTCACCAAATGCGGGGATTGTCTTTTCTAAACCACGGTTATCCTTAACCCCAATCAATATAATATTACAGGTTAATGGGTCTAAACCCGTGGTCTCGATATCAAATACAAATCGATTAACACCGGAATAATCTTCAATACCTTTAAAAAGTCTTTTCTTTTTTTGTATAAGATACTGTTCAACAGGGTTTAATATTGTAAAAGATGATTTAAATTTATCACCCCATGGGTCAATTCCACCCTCTTTAAAAAAGTTAATAAGTTCTGTATAACCTTTTAAACTTTTAACCAAAAAGGTTTGTCCATTTTCTAATCGAGTATTTCCTTCTGTTCTTAATTTTTCAATTATGATACCATATTCACCCATTTTTTTCTTTTGGAGTGTTTTATTACTTTGGTAAAAATTAAATTCAGTTAGGTCACCAACCCATAAAAATGGTGTAAAGGTGTCAGGTTTAACGATTTTACCCCTATCAGGGTCTTGAATGACTTTGTAGATTTTGTTGGTTCGGTAATCATACTCAACCCCTACTATATATTCTTCAGGGTCCCAACCATTTAAGAAGTTTTCAATAACTTCTTGCGAAATAATTTCTTTCATTATGTATATTTTTTAAGTGACACATTATCTTACGGAACATCCGTAATTAGTCTTGTCAAAAATATACAGAAAAAAATTTGATTATCAAAATATGGTGATAAATAATTTTTCTTTAACGGGTAAAATCAATTTTGTTGTTGGATTTAGAGAAGTATCTAAGAACTGAACCGTAACCTTACCTTCGTATTTTCCTATGTTTGCGGTTTGAGATTCAGTAAATCTATGGACAATATAATATTCATCAGTTGTTTGGTCGTATTTCTTATCTCTTGTTGTGATTTGACATCCTGAATTTAAAATTTCATACTCACCATTTTCAATATTAAACATTTCAAATGTAATATCACAATTTTCAAGTGCATCGTTAAATCCCGACTTATCGTTTTTACCGTCGTCTATTAATCTTAATTTTAATATTGGTTCTGATGCTCCTTGTCTAATAAAAAATTCCATATTCTATAAATATTGTTCTTTTTATTTTAATTAAAATCCATTTGTTGAAGGATTATAAAAAACTAAACCTGTTACATTTGTTGTTTTTGTTATGGTCGGCGATGAGTAACTAAATGTCATAACATCACCACCACCAATTTCACCAAATTGTATTCTTATTGGGTAAAGGACACCGGCGGTTAATGAAATTGAACCTGATACCTCCTGATTTCCATGAGCCCCACCATTGTTTACGTTAGAGTTAGCGGTGGTAAATCCTGACTGAGCATTGGCACCAATCCAAAGATAAGAACCATCATCACTTGATAAGAAGAATGTATATGTTTCTGTTGTTGTTGGTTTGAAATATCCTAACCATTGACAACTAAAGTTAGAGCCATCATCACTTAATCCGGATTCGGAGATAGAAGTTGTTTGAACCGAGGTGGCTGGGTTTGTTCCAAATGTTGTTGGGGTTGCTGTTGCAAAAAACGCAGGATTTTCGTTATGATAACCCGAATATGTTGTTTTATATAAACCAGCACTAAATGAACTTGTTGGAGTTGGTGTTACTGTTGGAGTTGGCGTGATAGTATTAGTTGGTGTTAGAGTGGGTGTAAGGGTTCTTGTTGGGGTAATTGTGTTGGTTGGGGTTAAAGTAGGTGTAACCGTAGGGGTAGGTATAGGAGTCTCAATGTATAATGTACATGTTTTGTTAAATATTGGAAAATATAACTCATAAGTACCATAAAAATAGTCAGTACTATAATAATAAGGGACAACGACAGAGCCAAGGCTAATCGTACCACCTGTATCAGGATAATAAGTAATGTTCGCAGTTTGTCCACTATAGTTGTTTGATGTTAATATTATGGTTGTCATTATTGATTATTCGACTCTTTAAAGATAAATAGTTAAAATACATGAATTAGTAAATGATACATAAAAAGAAGGTATAATTAAAGTTTTGTGAAACTTGAAGTTATTTTTTACGAAGTACTTGGTGTTGAGGTTGGTGTGATGGTTCTTGTTGGTTTAACTATAAATATTATGTTTTTTTTTAACAAGTTCCAGTACTAGTTATTACCCCTGAGTTATTTATTTTAACCCAATTTGTACCATTTGAATAATAAAAACCATTTGTTAGTGGTGTGGTTAAACTTACATCTGAATATAAAATATCTGAAGTTACTAAACTACCAAATACCTTTACTCCATAAACGTTTGGTACCCCACTAGCTGGGTAAATAAAACATGCAGTGGCACTGGCACTTGGGTTTGCACCTAATAATGAATATGTAAACGATACAACTGTACTTGGTGTTATTGATGGTGTTGGAGTATTGGTTGGGGTATTGGTTGGTGTGATTGTTCTAGTTGGTGTTATACTTGGAGTTACGGCTACCCCACTTGATGTAGGAGTTGGTGTAGGAGTAGGAGTGGGAGTTACCGGAACACACGCCGGACAATATATTTCGATTGATAAATCGTCATTTACAGTATAAACAGGAGTTGTGTAACCTGATAATATAGGACTACCTGTACAACTTAATGATGGACTGTACCAAGAATATGAATCAATATTTGTTAGTCCCGAATATACGTATAAGTCTTTTTGTCCAACTTCGGGTGCACATAAATCGGGTTTAAAATCGAGATAAACTTTATCTCCTTTGTTTAAACCATATTCCCAAACATCAGGATTAATTACCCAAAAAATATCTTTATCCCAATGAAAAATTAATTCACCATTCACATATAAATCAGCTTCGCTAGACCCTAAAGCGTTTGGATGTAAGTCACCCGTGACAGTTAATTTATATTTTTTATCTAAATCACAACAATCTGAGGTTATCGTCATGTTACTTGTATTACCGGTAACTAAAGTTTTTACATCATTAACATAATAGTAAAATTCATAATCAGCCAATTTAGGCATACATACATTCCAATAAGTTAAACCTGAAGTTGAATATTGTTTTGTTTCGGAGTCTAATTGACAATTAATTCTATCTACATAAACACTATTATCATCATTTATCGTATTTCCCGTTGCGGAATTTAAATCATTTTGATTAATAAAGACGTTCCAATAATAACAGTTTTTTTCACAACCTGTAAAACCCACAACATCCTCATAACAATCTTCATTACATTCAACAATATTAAAGTTTGGTTTTATTTCCGTTAAATAATGATGTCTGACGTTAACAAAATCTAATGGTTGTTCATAAAATTGTATTTGTTTAAAATTAAAACAAGACGTACCCATATTGTGTACACCACCGGCGTATTGAGTACCTGAACCCCATGATTGTATAAAAGGTTGTTCACCCCTATCAGATGGAATTATTTCCTCCCAATCTTTTAATTTATATATTGGTCTACCGTTTAAATAAATTTTTAAAATACCAAGTCGTCTTTCTCTTTCAAACGCCCATTTTTTATTTAGTTCTTCAACTTCGGTATAAATTGTAGTTTGGGTTGATGTTACCGAACTACCAGATTCTGGTACATATGGAATAACCTTTACTCCTGGAATTAAATCATTCCAACCCCCATCATTTTCAAGATTACAATCAGTATATCTACTGTATCTATCAAATGTTATTGTAATATTAAAATCATTACTTGTTCCATTATTACATAATGGTAATGTTTGTCCTGACGAAATATAAAATGATTCTGTATACCCCGAAGAACTATCACAGATACCCGAATAACGAATTGATGTCCATTTAAGTCGACCGTCATCTGTAAATGAGAAAGATAGGTTATTATCTGCGTAATCTACTATATCAGATTCATTTCTAACCCCAAGATAGTATATGACATTACCGTCAGACCATGGAAGAGAATCTTTATTTAAAACAAAATCAATTGTCCATCCTTTTTCTGTCCTTCTTTTAACTGAATAATCACAATTATTAACACCAGCACCATGGTTAATTTGATACGCCCACGGTTTTGCTGATGGAATTGGGTCTCTTGGACAACAAATGGTTGTTGTTATTCCTGTTCCTGAAAATTGTAAAGTGCAATCAACAGTAGAACCTGTTGTAAATCCTGTAACATTTAAAGAAAATGGATTTGATAGTGAATTATTATACCCATTTTCAATAAAATAATGAGTTTCTCCACTACTATTAATAAATTCATAAACATCATTTTTTAAAATAATATCAGAATTGTTTAATTGGTTGGTAAACGCACTATATGATAATGTCCAAGTATAAGCCGAATATGGATATGATGGGTCATTAACCGTATTGTCAAATTCATTTAAAGATATTGTATTTCTAACACAATCCGCATTTGTTAATCCCGTGGTGTTTACACTTAACCCCGAATAATTAATTGGGGTGTTAAAATCTAACACATCAGAATTATAATCCGATTCTGTTTTAGATATCTCATAATCATGATATTCTGAAGAGTCAATCTTCAAATCCATGCGTGTACCCCAAAATTTCAATATATTTTGACTATTCATATTCTATAATAAATATCTTTCGTTTCTTTTGATATTTATATAATAAACTTGTTATAATGGATAAATACATAAAAAACATAATTGAAGAGACTTTTAAGTCTAAAAAACAACAAAGATTATTTTTTGCCAAGGCGAATGATAAGTCTTTATCCAAAAAAGAAAGATTAAAGTGGGAAAATATGGCTAAGGAATTTTCTGACGATACCAATTATAAAAAATTACCAGATGAGGTTGAAAAAGAAGTTGATGAAATTGTGGATGGAAAGGGTAACTTTGGTATGAGTAAAGTACCAAATACAAAAGAATCGGGAAGTGCAAGTAAAAAAACAACAGACCAATCTGTAAGTATGGGACGAGGAATGATGGGTAGTACCGTAGCTCGTAGTGCTTTCACATCATTAAGATATTGGATGGAAGCGGATATGAGTAAAACTCTTGGATATGAAAAAACATTAGGAAAAGATGTTGATAAGGACGATGCTGAAGATTATTTTAAAGACGAATTGGGTATTAAAGAACCTGAAGCCGATGAAAGATTGGCTCAAATGGGATATGATAAAAATTTAAAAGGAGATAAAGTTAGATTAATTGAAAATCCAAAAGAATATATTAGAGATTATGTAGAAAGTGTAATTTCTAAAAAATCAAAATCCTCTGATTTAGTTAACAAAGAATTTGATGAGGATATTGAAAAAGATATTGAACCTATTATTAAAAAACAAATTTTAGCGTTAAAAAATACATTAACTAAAAATAACGTATCTGTAAAAGATGTAATTAAACTTTTGAATAAAGAAGATAATGAATAAAGATTTAAAAGGTAGAGTTTTTAATGTTCCACAGGACATATTGGATAAAATAAATCATACTATTGTTGGTTTAAATGGTCAAAATGTGCGTGGAATACAAAGAGCAAAAAAAATTTTACAAGATAAATCAGTAAAATATGGTCAATTGAAAAGAATTATCCACGACATTCAAAACATAGATAAAATAAAAGATAGATTGAAATATGATTTATGTGGTGGTGATTTGATGGAAAGATGGGCTAATCAACATTTACAAGGTGAAAGAGATTTAATTAGTAATCGTAAAGATTCTAAGAAAAACGCGGATGAGATGTCAAGTATGACAGGTGAGAGAAAAAACAGTCACCTAAAAAAACATACAAAAAAATTCAGTTTTAAAATACCGACTAATCTTATTAAAAGTAATTCACATAAAAGCTCAATTTCTCCAATCACATCACTTGGTTTATTTGAAGAGGTTGATAAAATAAAAAAATTAATTAAATACTAAGATGCCGACGGAATTAGAAATTATAGCAATTCAACAAAGAGCTTTATTGTTGGCGGCGAATGGATACAACCTCCCAAATAGTTACAACTCAACAAGTTTAAATGCGTTATCTGATGGTGACAATAAGGGTAAAGGTGAATTAAACGGTAATGTCGGTACTAGAACTGACATTAACGAAAGAAACGTTTTACTATCTAAAAATAATTACAATTCATCAAACAACTATAGTTCAGTTAATTTAGATTCTTTATCTGATGGTGATGATAAGGGTAAAGGTGAATTAAACGGTAATATTGGTTCTAAAACAGACATTAACGAAAGAAATACTCTACTTTCCAAGAATAATTACGGACCAACAAACGGTTATGGGATATCAAATAAAAATGCTTTATCTGACGGAGACGAGAAAGGTAGGGGTGAGAACTCAAATGGACAAATTGGAACCAGAACAGATATTAACGAAAGAAATGTTTTACTATCTAAAAATAATTACAATTCATCAAATGGATATGGGTTAACAAATCAAAACGCTATATCTGATGGTGATGAAAGAGGTAAGGGAGAATTAAATGGTAATGTTGGTTCAAAAACAGATATTAATGAAAGAACAAAATTATTAGCTAAAAACGATTACAATTACGCCAACAACTATAATTCAACTAATCAAAATGCAATATCTGACGGAGACGAAAGAGGTAAAGGTGAGTTAAATGGTAGTATTGGTTCAAAAACAGATATTAATGAAAGAAATGCTCTTTTATCAAAAAATAATTACGGACCAACAAATGGTTATGGATTAACTAATCCTAATGCCATATCCGATGGTGATGAAAAAGGTAGAGGAGAAAACAATAGTGGTCAGATTGGTACTAGAACCGATATTAATGAAAGGATAAAATTATTATCAATTAATGGTTATAACTATACCAATAATTACGGTCTATTAAATAAAGACGCTTTATCTGACGGAGACGAAAAAGGTAGAGGGGAAAATCCAAGTGGACAAATTGGTACGAGAACGGACATTAATGAAAGAAATACTCTTTTAGCTAAAAACGATTATAACTATACCAACAACTACGGATTAACCAATAGGGACGCAATATCCGATGGTGATGAGAAAGGTAGAGGAGAAAATACCAGCGGACAAATCGGAACCAAAACTGATATTAATGAAAGAAATACTCTTTTAGCAAAAAACGGTTACAATTATACCAATAACTATAGTTCAGTTAATCAGAATGCCATATCCGATGGTGATGAAAAAGGTAGAGGAGAAAATAATAGTGGTCAAATTGGAACTAAAACAGATATTAACGAAAGGAATACATTACTAGCAATTAATGGTTATAATTACACCAATAACTATAGTTCAGTTAATAAAAATGCAATATCCGATGGTGATGAAAAAGGTAGAGGAGAAAATACAAGCGGTGATATTGGAACAAAGACTGATATTTTTGGTAACGCACTTGGTCCGGGCAGGTTAGGTTTAAAAGCTATTAATATCTATTCTGATAATTTCGAATACAATGTTAATAACCCAAATGCTTTATCTGACGGAGATGAAAAAGGTAGAGGAGAAAATATTACCGGTGATATTGGAACAAAGACTGATATTTTTGGTAACGCACTTGGTCCTGGTAGATTAGGTTTAAAGGCGATGAATATCTACTCTGATTTTTTTCAATACAATGTCAATAATCCAAATGCGGTATCTGACGGAGATGAAAAAGGTAGGGGAGAAAATAGTAGTGGACAAATCGGTACAAGAACGGATATTTTTGGTAACGCAATTGGTCCCGGCAGGTTGGGTTTAAAAGCTATTAATATCTATTCTGATAGTTTTGAATATAATGTCAATAATCCAAATGCGGTATCCGATGGTGATGAAAAAGGTAGAGGTGAAAATACCAGCGGACAAATCGGAACCAAAACTGATATTTTTGGTAATGCAATTGGTCCCGGTAGATTGGGTTTAAAGGCTATTAACATTTATTCTGATAGTTTTCAGTATAATACAACTAACCCAAATGCGATATCAGACGGTGACGAGAAAGGTAGAGGAGAAAATAATAGTGGTCAGATTGGTACTAGAACCGATATTTTTGGTAACGCAATAGGACCAGGAAGAATCGACCAATTAGCAAAAAATAAATACTCAACAATTAAAGCATATCCCGATTTTTAATGATAAATTTAAATAACATATTATCCCAAATTTTATTAGAGGCACCAAATGGTTCTATAAATAAAAGATTAAAGGATGCAATTATAAACCGAAATCCCGTTTCCTTCTATTATAACGGACCAAAAGGTGAGGTTTTACCGGGAAGAAGAATTAGAGCCGAATTGGTTGTAATGGGGTTAACAAAAAAAGGTAATTTAGTTGTTAGGGGATGGGTACAACCACCGTCAACATCTAAAAAAGGTTTTGATAGTAATAAATTAGGAACCGCCGAATATGGTTGGAGAATGTTTATTATATCAAGAATGTCAGGTATTAACATTTATGAAGACGAAACATTCGACCAAAAAAGACCGGGTTATAATGAAAACGGAGATAAAAGTTTAACTAGTATTGAGGTAAAAAGTAATTGGGGAACGTTACCAACACCTAAAAAAGAAATACCAAAACCGACCGTCACACCTACAAAAGAACCCGAAAAACCTAAAACAGAATTACCGCAACCTAAACCAAAAGAAAAACCTTCACCTTTACCTCAACCGGAAGTTAAAAGGGACGTTGAGGTTTACAATGATTTAAAAAACAAAATAACTAACATAAACAACAATAAAGAAATATCACCTGAAAATGTTAAATTAGGTATTGATACACTTTATAAGAAAAAATTAGATGATTGGGTTAAATCACAGTCTGAAGTTGGTGGTAATATAAAACCGGGAGAAGGAACTAGAAGAAAATTGGAAAAAGACTCAGAGACCGAACTGTTTAGATTGTTAAGGAATGACAATGTAAAAGTTGGTAATACTGAACCACAACCAAAAACCGACATTGAAAATAACGAAACCCCATTACAGGAATCGATAAAAAGGATGAAGACTTTAATTTTCTTTTAAAAATACTTATTATATATAAAAAATATCATGGAAACAGGACAAGGAGTAATATCACAAAATGACTTAATGATGAAATTGGTACAGGCCAAGAAAGTCATGAATAAAGTAGAAACGGGTAGTTTCGAAAGAGGAAATGTGGATGAATCAGTATTAAGAGCTGACCCAGAAGAATTATCTGCACAATATAATCAACAACCTCAATCTAGGTCATCACAACCTCAACAAACTAATGTTAGTAGAATAATGGAGTCTAAATTACCTGACGCAATTAAAAAGGCAATGATTGATAACCCAATTCCACAAATTAGTTTAACGGATTCGTTAGATATAAATTTTGTTGAAAAAACAAAAAGACTAATGGAGAGTGAGGGTGTTTCAACAAAAAAATCAACAAACAAACAACAAAGTAGTTCACCGTCATACAATAGTAGTGATTTGGTTCCAATTATTGAGAATATTGTAAGAAAAACGGTAACTGAAATTCTTGACGCTAAGTTAAATCAGATACTTACGGCACAACAAACACTATCAATTAATGAAAATTTAGTACTAAAAGTAGGGGATTCTATATTCAAAGGTAAAATTACTGGAGTAAATAAATCCAAGTAAAGTTTGATTTCTCATTTTTTTTTCTTATTATTTAGACATACAAATATAATTTGATGTCAAAAATTAGAATATTAGCAATTCCTCCCGATACCTATGGTGTTGGAAAGTACAGAATCTTAGACCCGTTTAAATACATCGGGGATAATTACTCGGATGAATTCCATGTAGATATAATTACAAATGTCGAACAAAACGATGAGTTCTTTAAAAACTACGATATTGTAGTTTTCCACAGTTTTATTCACCAATCCAGTCACGAAGATAATATCGAAAGAATTAAAAAACTAAAATCTCAAGGGATTAAAGTCATCATGGATATTGATGATTATTGGGCTGCAGACCAAAGACATCCATTGTATCAACAAATCAAGGATAATGAATTACCTCGTAAAAAGGTTGAGTTAATGAGGTCTTCCGATTATGTTACGTGTACCACAGAACATTTTGCCAACACAATTAAAACAAAAGCGGGTATTAAAAACGTTCTTGTTTTTCCAAACGCAGTAAATCCTAATGAATCTCAATTCCAACCAAAACCAACTAAGTCGGACAAAATAAGATTTGGATGGTTAGGTGGTTCAACCCATTTACACGATATTGAATTACTAAAAAGTGGTATTTCAGTAATGAACTCAAATTATGACAATGTACAATTTGTATTGTGTGGATTTGATTTAAGAGGTAATGTTACTGAAATTAATCAGGAAACCAAAGAAAGAAGGGTTAGACCGATTAAACCAATGGAAACTGTTTGGTACAAATACGAACAAATATTCACCGACAATTATAAATCGGTAGATGATTTATATAGATTAAATTTACATAACTTTACAGAATCGAGTTTTGATGCATCCAATAAAAAATATGTGAGAGTATGGACACAACCTGTTGGAAAATACGCATCGAATTATAATTTATTTGACGTATCTTTGGCACCGTTACATCCAAGTGAGTTCAATGGAAATAAATCACAATTAAAAATAATTGAAGCTGGTTTTCACAAAAAACCAATCATTGCAAGTGAAACATTACCATACACAATAGATTTAACTTCAGCATATAATGAAGGTAAGTTTAACGATAAGGGTAATGCACTATTGGTGTCACCAAATAAAAACCACAAACAATGGGCTCAACATATGAAAAGATTAGTTGACAATCCAAATATGATTGAAGACCTTGGTAATCGTTTATATGAAACAGTAAAAGACAAGTATTCATTAGTAACAGTATCAGAAAATAGAACACAATTTTTCAAATCAATAATTTAAAAAAAAAATCAAAATTTATGCATTATTTAGTAACAGTAGGTTATGAAACCGAACAATTAGACAGAAATGGTAATCCAAGATTACAAAAAGTTAAGTACATCGTTGAAGCTGAAACCGTAGAGGAAGCAACAATCATTACATCAAAATACCGAGCAGGTGATATGAGAGGTAGTGAAAGTTTATCAATCGTAAAGATGCCGATTGAATGTATTATTGACCCAAAAAACACACCGGACTACTATAAAACCAAATAACTATGATAACCGTAGAACAATTAGAATCTAATAAAAAAAAGTTCTTAGAAACAAATTCCAAGTATAAAATTTTTACAAAGGAACTTGAAAATTTCTTAGGTGACGATTTTTATACTGCACCAGCAACAACAACAATAGATATGTATGGTTGCTATCCGGGTGGTCTATTGAATACCTCATTAAAAGCGTGTAAGTACGCAATTAAAATTAATGAGTTGTTACCTGAAAATATGAGAGAAGAAGTACCAACAATTCTTAAATGTGTCTTTTTATCTCAAATTGGTAAGGTGTTTCTTTTTTGTCCGAATCAAAATGAATGGCAGAGAAAAACATTAGGAAAAATGTATGAGTTCTGCGATAATTTGGTGTCATTAAGGGTAGGTGAAAGGTCAGTACATTATGCAACTAAGAATGGTGTGGAACTTAATGAAGAAGAATTCCAAACCGTTTTAAATACTGATAAAGAATCTGATGATAAAATGGTAAAATACCATTCTTCAAATTTATCAAATGTAATAAAACTCGGATTTGAGTTAGCAATTTTAGAAGAAAAAAATGGACAAAAACGAAATTAAAGACTACATTGAAAAACTAAAAGAATTTGAAAAAGGACTTTCCGAATCGGATTCAGAAGAAGGGGTTGATTTAGGGATGTTTAGTGAATTAGATAACCTTTTATCAATATTAGGTGGTGAAGTGGAGAAAGAAGTTAATAAATTCAGCAATCAAATTGATGTAAGAATTAAAAAATTACATAGTGATGCAGTTACTCCGACTTATTCAAAAGACGGGGATGCTGGTATGGACTTAACAATCACTTCAGTAATATCCAACACAACATTTGATGTTACATATGGATTTGGTATTGCAATGGAAATCCCAATGGGTTATGTTGGGTTAGTGTTCCCTCGTTCATCTGTACGTAATATGGATTTAAATCTATCAAATTGCGTTGGTGTAATCGATAGTGGATATCGAGGTGAAATACAAGCAACATTCAAAAAAACACAAGGTTTAGATTCGATAAAATATAAAGTTGGTGAGAGAGGTGCTCAAATAATCATCATACCATATCCTAAAATAAAATTTGTTGAAGTTAATGAATTATCATCAACAGATAGAGGAGATGGGGGATTTGGTTCAACCGGAAAATAAAAAACTATAATAACTAAAAGGAAACCAACAATAAAACAAGAAAAAAAATAATGGAACAAAAATCATCGAGACCTAAAAATAAAAAAAATGTTGTAACTCCTTTAGTGGATAGAAAAACATCTAAAAAAGAAAGAATCAGAGAAATCATTAAACAACCTAAAGAAAAATTTCTTACAAAGAACCAAGAACAATATTGGAAAATATTAGGTGAAAATGAAATCACTCTTTGTTTCGGGCCAGCTGGTGTAGGTAAATCATATATCGCAATGAAGAAAGCGGTAGATTTATTGTGGGATGATACGAATAAATATGAAAAAATAATTATCGTTAGACCCGCAGTTGAAGCGGAGGAGAAATTAGGTTCATTACCCGGTGGTATTGAGGAGAAATTAGACCCATATATCTACCCTTCATATTATCTTTTAAATAAAATAATCGGTAAAGAGGCGAGAGAGAAGTTAAAAGAAGAAGAATTCATTGAAATTGCGGCATTAGCTTATATGAGAGGATGGAATGTTGATAATACAATTCTTGTGTTTGAAGAAGCTCAAAATACGACCCCGTCACAAATGAAATTGTTACTAACAAGAATCGGGTTTAATTCTAAATTTTTTATATCGGGGGATTTGGAACAATCTGATAAATTTAAAGATAAAACAAAAACAGGTCTTTATGATGCAAAAATGAAGCTTCAAGATTTACGTAATGTTGGGGTATTCGAATTTGATAATAAAGATATTGTAAGAAACCCAATCATTGGAGAAATTCTAAAGAGATACGATTAAGTCTTTACTTATAATATTTTTAATTTTATATTTCTATTATGGAAATATTCGTAAACATTGATGGTGTACTAAGAAATACACTACAAAAATTTGATTATCACTATAAGGATTATTTTTTAAATACTGAACCTGACGCTCTAGAAACTTTCGAGTATGGGATAGACGGAATCGCTAAGATTGAGGATATTATGGAAACATATAAATTCCAATCTATGGATGAATACCTTAAATTTTTATATTTTGATTTTCCAATAGAGATTTTTGGTCACGCCGGTTTAAGTTATAGTCAGGCTGTAACAGATTTTAATACTTTAGTTTTTGAAAACAAAGATATTAATTTCACTCTAATTGGTTTAAATGAAAAAGGTAAAGCTAAACCCTCAAGTCTTTTTTTCCTTTCTAGGAATGGTGTTATCTGTGATACCATAAAATTTTCATCGCCCGAAAATATTGATGAATTATGGTCAAAATGTGACCTATGGGTTACCGATGATAAAAGAGTTGTTGAGTCGTGTCCAAAAGATAAATCGGTCATTAAATTTAACACCTTTTACAATAAGCACTTTACAAATACTTTAGAAATAAATAAATTATCTGAAATAGAAAAAACATGGTTGAATTGTTCGGAAAAAGCTACTACATAGATGTAGATGGAATTACCAAAAAATGTCAGACAGGGGATACCCTTGAAAACGAAGACGGAACTAAAAGTTTAGAAATAAACATTTTTAAATATGAAATAATAAAAGTTTGTTTAGAAAGAGTTCTAAACGAATATGAAGAGGTTGATGAGGAATTAGGACCATTAGCGGAAGAAGGATTATCAATATCTTTTAAAATTGCATTCAATACACTAATAAAATATGAAATATTAATCGAAGATGATGAATAAAAACAACGAAAACATAGAAAAGCTAGAAACGGCATTAAGTAATTTAAATACGAACAAAAATGTAATTTACTTTTTGGTATACGATACTCGTAACAATGCTAGAGCATCTGTTAAACATATCTATGATATGGCATTAACATTAAAAGAATCAGGATTCCAAACCAAGTTATTGGTGGAAGATAAAACATATGGTGGTGTCTCAGGTTGGTTGGGTGACAAATACGACTCCTTAGAAGTTGTCACGATTAAAGACGATAGAGTTGAGATAAAAATTGAGGACGTTATTGTTGTACCTGAGTATTATTCAAATGTATTAGAAAACTTAGCTAACATTAGATGTGTAAAAGTAATGTTGGTACAACAAAAAGAATATATCTTTGAAACCTTACCAATTGGTAGTAGATGGTCGGATTTTGGTTTTGATAGAGTAATCACAACCACAGAAACATCTAAAAAATATGTCAATGAATTATTCAATGAAACATTGGTACATATTATCCCACCTATGATTGGTGAACAATTTTCACCATCCGAAAAATCACAAAAACCAATTGTTGCGATTTCATGTAAAGATAGGTCAATAAATAAAAAAATAATTTCTGAGTTTTATATTAGAAACCCACATTTAAGATGGATTACGTTTAGAGATATGGTTCAAATGTCATATGATGAGTTTGCAACAAATCTAAAAGAATGTATGGTATCTATTTGGATTGATGATGATTCAACATTTGGAACATTCCCATTGGAATCAATTAAATGTAATGTTCCCGTTATTGGTAAAATTCCAAAGAATGAACCAGATTGGTTAACTGAAAATGGAATGTGGACATATGACGAATCTAAAATAGTTGAAATACTTGGAACATATGTTTTAGCTTGGTTAGATGGTATTGAGTTAACCGATGAGGTTAAACAAAAAATGAAAGACACACTATTACCTTATGATAGTGAAATCACTAAAACAAACATAGTGAATATCTTTAATTCATTTAAAAATAAACGTATTGAAGCAATTCAAAAGGCTTTAGAAAAAGTTAAACAAGAAGAACAAATATAATGAAAAACATAACAGTAATATTACCAATCCATTTATGGGATGAAGATTATAAAATGATGTTCAAAAACGCAGTATCATCTGTTGAAGAATTTTATAATGACGTTAAATTAATAGTAGTTGCACCAAAACAAATTTCATCAGATATACAAATTGAAACTGATAAATTGGAGTATAAAATCATCCCTAACGAATCTTTAACTGACTTCTGTAGTCAAGTTAACTTAGGTATCGAAAATTGCGATACTGAATGGTTCTCAATATTAGAGGTTGACGATGAGTATAAGAAAGGATGGTTAAACTCAATAAACACACATAAAAATGAAAACCCAAATGTTGACGTTTTCTTACCAATTGTTAGAGACATCAATGTTGAGGGTAAGTTTTTAAGTTTTACAAACGAAGCTACATGGGCTTATGGGTTCACCGAGAAACAAGGATTATTAGATAATGAAGCACTTTTAGAATATCAAAATTTTCAAATTAGTGGTGGTTTATATAAAACATCAACAATTAAGGAATATGGCTCACTAAAAGAAAATATCAAATTAACATTTGGATATGAATTTTTACTTAGATTAACACATAATAATGTCACTATTATGACTGTACCTAAAATTGGGTATCAACATGTTAATTTCAGAGAAGACTCTTTGTTTTGGTCATATAAAAACTCAGAGAAAACCAAGATGTCACCTGATGAGGTTAAATTTTGGTTAGAAACAGCAAAAAAAGAATTTTTCTTCAAAAATAAAAGAGACATAAACTATGTAGAGAACTAAAACATGCCGCGTAAGAGAACCCAAAAAATTTATTTTGGGGAGGAACAAGAACAAGCGGTTGTACGATACTTAGAATCCGAATCCGAAACAGAAAAGAATAAGATATTCAATGAATATTTAAGAGAACCTCTCATAATAATGGTCGAAAGTATAATTCGACGTTACAAACTTTACAGGAAGGATTTTGATTTTAACGAAGTCCATACTGATACTATGTCATTTTTAATGACTAAAATTAGTAAGTTTGACCATACAAAAAATACTAAAGCATATTCATATTTTGGTACAATTTGTAAAAATTATCTAATGGGAGCAATCCAGAAGGATACTAAAGAAACAAATAGAAGTGTTTCGTATGATGATATTTCCTCAGACTTAGAGGAAAGTTTGGAACATTCATATATTATTGACGAAGTTCATGTTGATTATAAAGATGTTATTATCAAATTCATAATGCAAATGGAAGAATTCATGGAAAAAAATGAATTAACCGAAAATGAACAAAAACTAGGATATGCATTAATTGAAGTCTTCAGTAATTTTGAAAAAATATTTCAAGTTGGAGATGGTAACAAATTCAATAAGAACCTGATTCTATTGTCTTTACGTGAAATGACAGCGTTATCAACTAAAGAAATAAGAATATCGTTGAAAAAATTCAAAAAAGTTTATGAAAGTATCATGGTAGGGTTCATAAATTAAAAATATACCTATTTATAGATATGAGAGAAAGAAAAAACTTAATATCACTCGATACAGATTCAGCGTTAGCATTGATGCAGGAAATCTACAATGACATTGTAGAACAAAAAAATACCGCATCTATGATTACCAAGAAAATGTTGACCTTTATGAAGGACGCTGAGGATATGAGTGTTATTGGACCTGTCATTAAAGAACAACAAAAAATTCTAAATGATTGTACTGAAAAGAAAATATCATTAGTTAAACTTCAAAACGCCTTATTAAAACAAACCCAAGGAACTGGAAACAGTAATTCAGGTGGTAAACTTCAATTAACAGATGAGGATAGGAGTATATTAGCAAAACTAATGGATGAACCCGATGTGGAATCAAAAGAAGGTATATATAAAGTCTAATGGCGAATTTAAAAAAAACTAAAAGAAGGTTACAATCCAAAATTGAGGCTATTAAAAAAATTAATGATAAACCTCAAGAAAGTTTTGATGATGTTTCAGATAAATACCTCAATAATGTACCTGACATAAACAGCATTGTTGGTAAAAAAATTGATGCTCTTAACAAGAGGATAAACAAAAAGAAACAAAATTCAAAAGATATTTTTTCCGATATGCTCGATATTGTTGACCAATTTATGGGGTCGGAAAAAAATTCTAAAAACAATATAAAACAATCCGATAACAGTCCAAAACAAAAGATTAAGAAACACGCAATAACCGCAATGGAAACCACATTGAAATCGGCGAAAGAAATTGCAGTTAAAAATATATCCGAATCCCTTTTTATGGGTGAAGGTATTTGTGGAACTGAATCTGTTTTTTCGGGTGACACAATGACATTGAGACCAGAAGAGTTTGATTTATTAGACTCACTAACAATTGACCCAGAAAGTAGTTGCGGTAAGATAATATACGAACCCAAAAAACCCGATATTAACAAAGAAAAAGTTAATAGAAATCTTTATAATGCTTTTGCTGGAACACCATACACGTTTACTTCAAATAATGGTAAAGATTTGTTTACTGCAACATGGGATACCGGAAATCAAAGATTTAACATAACGGGACTAACACAAGGGTTACCCGGAGTTACAAAAGTTCAAGATTTTATATCTGATTATTATTCTTCAATGGAATTTCCAGACATAAATCATGTTATTAAAACCGCAATGCTACTCACAATACAAGGTGGGTCACAATGTGGAGATTCAAAGAAGTTTAATCTTTCATTAGATAAACTAATGAGATTACTTAAAAAATTAATGGCAATTTGTAACGCACCTCAAAATACAAATCAAGTAAATGCTATTGATATGTTTGATGAAACAGACGAAGATATTGAATTTTATTTTGATTTTGACGATGTGGAAGGTATTGATTTAGATGATGAAGATGCAAGATATCGTAGAGTTTTAAGATTTAAAGATTGTTACAATTTTGAGATACCAACCGACACTATACACATTGAGGATTTTATTTATTTAACAAAAAACAAAAACCCGAAACTTGCTGTTGATGAAATTTTAAATAAAGTAGCATTAGATGCCTCACAACAATCTGATACCGGATTGTCACTTCTTGATTTTTTAAATAATCTTTTAAATAATTTTATTTTAAGTTTACCAAAAGCATTAATGATAACAATATTATCGGGTAAACTGTTTTTACCGTTAGTTATTTTATATAAAATGTTTAAATCAATTATCGGTACTATTGATATAAAAGAATTAGCAAAGAAATTTTATAAAGCAATAACTAAAACAGTAAAAGAATTATTTTGGTTATTCATTAGAGAATTTTGGAAATTAGTAAAAAGTGATTTACTGGCGTTCGTTTCTAGATTAGTACAACAAATAATAAAAAATAAATACAAAAGATACCTTACAATTATTACCGCATTAATTTCATTACTTAAAAAGATATTGGAAGGGAGTATTGATAACTGTTATGAATTGTTTCAAACAGTTTTAAATACTTTAAATTCGTCGTTATCAATGAAAGTACCAATGAATGTACCTTCTATTTTGTTAACATTATCAGAGGGATTACCTGGATTTAGTCAAGACAGGGCATATATGAATATTATGGAAAGATTGGAAGCGTCGGGAATACCCACAGGACCTTTATACGGAGAATCAAACGATATTGGTAATTTGGTTAAATCTGTTATTGATGGACATACCGAAGAACACGATACAAATTCATTTATTAAAACAACAAATTCTCTACCAATTATATCAGGAAATGCAGGCGGGCCAATAGTAATTCCTCCGGGAATGCTTAATATTGTGGGTAAAAGTTTTTAATATGGAAAAAGATAAATTTTTAAGTATTATTAGTGACATAGAAAATAAATCAAATAAAGATTTATTAGACGTTGAAGTTCTATTATTTCAAGAATTTGAGAACGCAAAAAAAATTGCACTCGATTTAACAAAACATATGGATGCAATTGAGGAAATTTACATAAAGGTAACTAAGGAAATTGAAAAAAGGAAAGTATAATGCAATTAATTAAATTAGCCATATGTATTAATAATAATGACCCAAAAGGGTTAAATAGAATTAGGTATATTAATTATCCCGGTGATGTTGGTGCTAAGGAAAGTCATAGAAAATATGAGGATTGGGACGATAACGACCCGTTTGTTGCGGGACCGTTTCTACCAACCAATATTAATCATGTGCCTGAAATAAATCAAGCGGTTAGAATTATAAGATATAATACTGAAAAAACAACAGTAAACGCTGAATACATTGCCGGCCCCTTTAGTACAAATTATGATTTTCAATCTCAAACATTTTCACAACAAATTTCATCAACAACATACGGTCAGGCAACAAAACAAAAAAAGGATATATTAAATAAAGATGGTGAATTACCTCCTGATTCTAAAAGTGCGTTTGCAAAAAACAAACATTTTGGTATTGATGGAAAATATGGTTCTGATGTTATTTTTACCGATAATGGTGTAGTTCTAAGAGGCGGAAAATTATTAACTAAAGAAAGTGCAAACCAACAAGAAAGAAAGAAAATAGCTGATTTTCCAGTTGTGAGCCAAAAAGTGGCAAAACTCCAACTTAAAAAATTTCCACAGAAAAAAGTTCCAAAAAACGAAAAGACCAATAGAGAGGTATTTGAGAACGCAAATCTCAAATTTATTATAGAATATAGTGTTGATAGTATTAATAACCCAACCACGGTTAATTTTTATGTAAGACAGGTCACAACTCAATATGAATATCTTTTAAAATCAAATTCATTTACTGAGTTTACGGTAATACCTTTAGGTACAACAAGTCTTTTAAATATTGACGACACAACAACAACTCCAACATTTAGTAAAGATTTAACCCAAATAACTGATTTCACATCCTCATCAATTTCTGAAAAGATAAGCGATATTCGTTCTGAAATAACAACAAAATTATTGGAAATTCAATCAAAAGGATTAAAAGATATCATGCCAATTAAGGTTGAACAAAAATTTTCTAATCCAGAAAACGACTTGAAGGACATATACCCATTCTTTTTTAGACCGACTTCTGAATTTAGAAATAGAGTTACATCGAACAATACTGAGAAAACAAGAAAACAAAGTATTTTAAGTGGTGTTAAATTAAGTGGAATTGGTCCAATAGAATCGGGTTTAGTTTGGTCTCAAACACAATTTAGTGCCCCAAGTAATACTGTTACAGACGAAATTACAAAATTAAAAACAGACACAGGAACACGAGAACAAACATTTGGTAGTTTAGTGGGTGATAGATTGTATCTTTTATCCATGGATACAAATTTCACGGGAGTACCTATAGATTTTACAAAGTTAGATTCGTATGAATATACCCAAGAAGATTACCTAAACAAAATAGACCCAAATACATATGCATTAGTTAGAGGTGAGGTTTTATTGGAATTTTTAAGAGCGATGTACAATGTCTTAACTAGTCATGTTCACAATATAAACAAACCATACGCTCGTGGTGATTACGATGCTCATAACATAATGCAGGAATTATTTAACAAATTAGAAAATGACTTATTAAATAAATCGATTAGAACTAACTAATTCGATATTTATTAATAAAAAAGAATGTCATACTTCCGTTCATATTTTGAAAAAAACAATACAGTACTTAAAAAATCATATGTAAATACGGCTAAAAACCCCACTACGGAGATTTTTTACGGTTCTTTGTATTCTAAATTTATCTTCAAAGTTGATTTTACCAACTTACAAGATAAAATCGATAATGGTGACCTTGTTGTTGGTCCCGATACAAAACATTACCTAAAAATGAGTAATACTGTCATTGGTGACAGTAAATTAATCGGACAAAGTACCGGTTCAGGTAAAAATCGTGCATCATCTTTTGATTTAATAGTTTTTGAAATTCCCGAATATTGGGATGAAGGTGTTGGATTTGATTATGAATATAGTAATAACGACATTACAGGTAATAAAACCTACAATACGGATGCGTCAAATTGGTTCAATAGAACATCGATTAGTGGGTGGACAACAGAGGGTATCTATTCGGGTACTACAGTTGTTGGTACTATTCCTTTTGATAACGGTAATGAAAACATTAATTTGGACATTACAAATTATGTTAATGGTATTGTTTTATCAGGAAACACCGATTATGGTTTAGGTATTTCTTTCGATTACCCGTACTTAACCATGAGTCCAGATAACGACCAAGCGGTTTCGTTTTTCTCAAAGTACACACAGACATTTTTTGAACCGTTTGTTGAGACAATATTTGATGATAGAATATACGATAATAGAGAAAGTTTTATAGGGGAAAGACAAAATAATCTCTACCTATATGTTACCAAAGGAACAAATTATTACGACTTGGACGATTTACCAACTGTAGATATTCTAGATTCTTTACAAACACCAATAACAGGATTAACCGGACTAACAACAACAAAAATAAGAAAGGGAGTTTATAAAGTTAGTTTTGGTATTACTGGCGTATTATGTGACGGTAAAAGATTCTTTTATGATAAATGGAAGGGTTTAACAATTGACAATATAGATATCTCAGACGTTATCCAAAAATTTGTACCCAAACCATATACTGCAAACTATACAATCGGGTCAAACCCCACTAAAACTCAAAAATATATAATGCAGTTCTCAGGGATAAAACAAAATGAAAAGATTATTAGAGGTGAACTTAAAAAAATAGTTTTAAATCTAAAATCAATAGAACAACCAAGAACTGAATTATTTGATGAGGTTTCATATAGAATATTCGTTAAAGAAGGTAAAACCAATGTGATTGTTTATGATTGGACAAAAACTGATGTAACAAACGAAAACTCATTCTTCTTAGATACGTCTTATTTAATCCCAAGAGAATATTTCATGGAATTTAAGGCTAAAACATACACCGAAGAAATATTCTATGACGAATATGTAAAATTTGAAATTTTATCAGAAAAATAAATAATATGTCAAACGAAAATCAAAATGGATTTATGGATGTTTTTTTTAGTAAATTAAAAGAGCAATCTTTTACCATTTTAATTATGGTTGGTGTTATTTGGTATCAAGGTAGAATGATGGAAGAAAGGGTTGCATACTGGCAAAAATTATATGAAGAAAAAGAATCTTATATTGTAACAACAACCAAGGAGGATAAAACAATCCTATTAGAAAGAATAAAATATCTTCAAGACCAAAGAGACAAATACATTGAAGATGCAATAAATAAATTAAAAACCAAATAAAATAAACTATGGAAAACGAAGAAGTAAAAACAGGTGCCGAAATTTCGGTTGAATTAAATGATGAGATATCAACTCAAATAGGTAATGAAGAAGTAGGTGCAAGTGCCGACGCTTCATATGACATTAACTCTGAGTCTGAAATTAATGCTGAAGCCGGTATTGATGGAACAATGGTACACGCATCAATTGATGCAAGTGTAAGTGTTGAAGTGAGTGTTGAAGCGAATGCTGAGGCTCATGCAAATCAAGATTTAGGTGGGGGTATTAGTGTTGGGGCTGAAGTGGATGTACATACGGAAGCACATGCAAGTGCTGAGGTTACCGCCGAAGCACATACAGAAGCCGGATGGGATGGTTCTGATGCAAAAGTTGAGGTTGGTGCAAGTGTTGAAGCAAGAGTTGAAATTGAAGCGAGTGGAGAAGTTAATGGTGAAGTTGGTATCGACACACCAATTGGTGAAATAACGATTGAAGGTAATGCTGAAGGTCATGCTGGTGCGTATGCTGAGGCTCACGCAGGTGTTGAAGCGGAAGTATCTGTTGGAGAACATGGAGCATCTGTTTCTGGTGGTGCTATGGCGGGTGCTGGTGCGGGTGTTGAAGCGGGTGGAAGTGCCGGTGTTAATGGAAATGAAGTTAGTGGTGAAGTTGGTGTAAGTGTGGGTGTACAAGTGGGTGTTGAAGGTGAAGGACATGCAACTTATGATGATGGTACTGTAAGTGTCGGTATTTCAGGAGAATTAGCGGTATTAGTTGGTGTTGAAGCTGACGTTGATGTTGATGTAAACTTAAATCCAGTTATTGATTTAGGTGAATCAATTGCAAACGGAGAAGCGGAAAGATTAGCAAAAGAGGCATTTGAAGAATCTGAAAGATTATCAAAAGAAGCGGCGGAGGAATCACAAAAAGAAACTGAAAGACTTGCAAAATTAGCACAAGAGGAAACTGAAAGACTTGCTAGATTGGCTCAAGAAGAACTTGATAGACAAACAAGAGTGGCTCAGGAAGAATTAGAAAGACAAGCTAGATTGGCTCAAGAGGAATCTGAAAGACTTGCAAAATTAGCACAAGAAGAACTTGACAGACAAACAAAATTAGCACAAGAGGAAACTGAAAGATTAGCAAGAATTGCACAAGAAGAATTAGAAAGACAAGCAAGAGCAGCACAAGACGAACTTAATAGGCAAGCGAGAGCGGCACAAGATGAACTCGACAGACAAGCAAGAGCAGCACAAGATGAACTTGATAGAATTGGTCGAGAAGCTAAAAAATCCAAATGGAATCCAAAAAATTGGTTTTAAAAAAAAACATGAAATATGTATTATGGACGATAGGAATTGAAATGGTCTTATTCGTTGGTTATATTTTCTATAGAGCAATAAAAGAAATAAAAGAAGAGGAAAATGATACCTTTCCTTGGGATAGACTCAATTAGTATTTAAAAAGGTAAGATATTTATAATTATGAAAAATTTAGATAGTGTTATTAAAAAACACCTTAGTTCTTTGAAAGAAGAACAAATGACCGAAAACTATATGTTTTTTAGTAATTTAAAACAAATACATAGACAATGTGAAGTATTGTTAGAACTAGACCCATCGGTCGTGGAATCAATTTTAAAAGATGGTCATGATTGGGCTGACGACCATGTTACTGTGGCCAAAGAAAATATGGACCAAGTGTTTGATTTTTTAATGAATACAACCAAAGAATCAATTAATGAATCAAAATCAAATAAACTTTGTTCTCGTGGAATTTCCGCGGCGAAATCTAAATTTAAAGTTTACCCTTCGGCTTATGCAAATGGTTATGCGGTTCAAGTATGTAAAGGAAAAATAAAAGGATTGGACGGAAAGAAAAAATGTTCGGGCTCTTATTGCTCGGGTAAAAAATAATGGAAAAAGTAATCAAATGTCAACATTGTCCACATAAGTGGAATTTATCTAAAGGAGGTAAAGACCCATACGTGTGCCATAAATGTGGAGAAGATAATAGTGACAAATATATAAATGAAATACACATTAGTAAGGAAGATTTATTATACGTTAAGGAATCAATAGAAAGTGGTGAAGTGATAACTGAAGACCTTGCTAGATGGTTTAAAGAAAAATGGGTTGACGTATCAAAAAAAATTGATGGTAAACACCCCCCTTGTGGTAGAAAATCCGCTGACGGTGAGAAAGGTAGAAAAGGTTATCCAAAATGTAGACCACAAAAAAAAGTTTCTAAAGAAACACCTAAAACCGTTTCCTCGTACAGTAAAAAAGAAAAAAAATCAATGACCGCACAAAAAAGAAGAGCGGAAAAGAAAGACCCCAAACCCGGTAAAGGTAATAAACCAACATTTACAAGATATGACGAATCTATAAATGAATCATTCAAAGTATCACCAAGTGAGTATAGTAAAATTTTAAATACTGAAGATTTTTTATTAGTTGCACCATTAACACACAATGCATCTTGTAAGTATGGGTCAAACACAAAATGGTGTACAACAAAAAGAGATGACGATGATGACTTTTTTGACCACATCATATCTGGCGTTTTAGTTTACCTCATAATTAAAAATCCCGAATACCAAAATAAACTTAATTCAGGTAAATTTGGGTTATATAGAGCAAAGGGAAATGAAAGTAATGAATCTGGTTTAGTTTATACCGATTTAAACGAAGAGCATTCAATGAAATGGTTCAAAATGTTAATGAAAAGACATGATTTATCCGATTTACATAATCAAATAATGAATGCATACAATGAATATTATAATAAAGTTGACAATATGAACAAAGAACCACAAAATATATCTCTTAATATTAACGAGACGGTAGAAGTATCGTACCCAAGACTAACGTCT